GATTCAGAAGGTGCTGAAACTGATGGGGATTCAGATTCAGATGGAGATGCAGATGGAGATTCAGATTCAGACTCAGATTCAGATTCAGATTCAGATTCAGATTCAGATTCAGATTCAGATTCAGATGATGGTGGCGTTGGTGGCGTTGGTGAAACAGGCACGTTTGAAGAGGCGTGGGCTGACTTACTTGACTCAGTTGATAGTGATGTAGCCGAGATAGAAGAAACGGCTTTAGACATGGATAATGGGATAGAAACATCTGCAACAAAACAAGTGGTGAAAGATGTTACAGAAATCAAAGGTAAAACTGTCGAAGAAGATTCTTACAGCATGGTTACAGAATGTGGTCATCAAATAGAAGTAGTCGCTACTGCTAAAGACTTTAGAAATAGAGAAGATAATATCATGTATCATGCAAGCACATACAACCGTGTAGCAACACAACAAAAGAGAGTAATCAAGAGGATTACTAACGAGATGAAAAGAAGATTGAAGGGTCAAGACCCATCATGGGAGACAGAACAAAAAAGTGGCCGTCTAAATCCACGAAGGGCATACAAATTAGGTAATGCTAAAGTCCACAAGATTGACAAAGTTTACAGAAAGAAAGTTGAACCTAAAAATGTTACAGGAAATGCTATCATTCTAATTGATGCATCAGGCTCAATGAGAAGTGGTAGTCGAGCATCAGATGCTTCCAATGCGGCAGTTGTTTTCTCAGAAGTTTTCCGCAACATCGGAATGAACTACGAAGTTGTTGACTTCAACACCCATTATGGAACAACCATGAGAGTTAGAAAATCCTTCTCAAGTGCTGGAACTTCAACTCTTGACAAAGCGTGTATAGCCGCACCATTTACAGGTTCAGCAAATGCAGATGGATATGCTGTTCAATGGTGCTTAGATAGACTTGCTACAATGAATGGTAGTCGCCTTCTAATTGTTATCTCAGATGGTCAGCCAGCAGGTTCTTCACCAGCAGGTTTTACTGACGAAGAACATTTGATTCATGTAACAGAAAATGCAAACAAGAAAATCGGTCTGCTTGGTATTGGAATCGCTGGTCAAGATACATCTAGGTTTTACCCTAACGCTATTACTATCTCAGATGAGTCTCAGATAGCAAGAGAAGCCATGACGGTGCTTCGCCCTATGTTGAAGCGTATCGTGCCTAGAGCATAGGTCTGAGGGTCAGGAAACGGTAAAGGAGATATTGATATGAGAAGGGCAATAGAAACAGATTACGATTACAGACAATGGGTTGAGTATGACCAAATTGATAGGCCGACTTTTACGCCTAATGAATTATTTTTTAGAACATCAACAAGAATGCATACAACTAGCCCTAGAGTATATTGGGCTAATTCAAGTTTGAATCCAAAAGTGCAACTAAAAGATAGTGCTGTGATACATGAAGTATGGGAGAATCTTGGAAGATATATGTCAGAAAAAGAAATCAAAACTTGTGCTGATTGGTTGCATTATATTAGCGGCATTTCATCAGCAGGGGATTCTACTAAAGATGGTCGAGCAAATGATGATTCGGAATTAATCATAACCCCTGCTGAAAAAATAAAAATTACTGTGCAAAGTGATAAGAATGATTTTGATGGTGAACAACCATATTTCAGAAGAAGTCTTTTGTCTTTCATGGTCTTACATAATGATGGAAAAAATGTCATCCTTGCACCATTGTTAAATGGAACAGCAAAGTTTCCATTTGAGAACAGAATTGAGGAAGTTAATTATCCTCATGCAGAAGATGTTTTTGTATCTAAATTATGTTCCGCTAAATCAAAGAATCATGGATGGGTGAATGAATTATTTGTTGTGAATATTGATTCAATTGAAGGTCAGCCTAAAAATAGTAAAGGCGGAAGTGTGTTTGACCGATTAATATTTGCTGACGAACTTAAGTTTGGAGATTTCATTCATTCTAAGTGGGATATATCTCAACATGAAGGTGTGAACCATAATAGAGAGATAACAATAGAAATTGGAGAAGCAATTCTTGGAGATAATCTAGTTTATGATTTGATTCCGAACACCGATTTGTATGTCGGTGGAAATCTGATTGAGAAGATGTTGAGGCTAACAAATGATAATTACAACAAATATGCTATGCTAGATTTGATGAATGAATTAACACATCAAGCCGAGAGAGTTATTGATACGCATACAGTTTCAACTACTACTAAAGTCAAAACTTCTAAGACTACATTTATTCCAACTTGGAAGGATAATAGACCAAGCCAAATAATAGATTTGACCGATGGTGAATATGTGATGTATTCTGACGTTTTCAGGTGTCCTGTATGCAATGTAAAGGTCAAGGTTATAGGCAAGGGTAGCAACCGGAAATCCCAAGCAGAATGCCCCCTGTGTAAAAAAGGGCAAATTGAGTTTCCACATTTAGTAAATGAAGAAGGAGTTGAAGAAGAATGAGTAAAAGAATTACAAAGAGTTTGAGACAAGCAATAGTAAGAGCAATTTTCACAGGGAATGAACATCATTCTCAACCAATGAGGCCAAGTGAAATTGTTGCGTATATTCAGAATGATTCTAAGTTACCAATTTCAATGAGAGGGAAAACAACAAAACAGGTTGCTTACATCTTGAGTCAGTTAGCAAGAGATTATGATGATATTATAGTTACAGAAATCTTGGGAAGAAACGGAACTAATCATCACGGCAATGAAAGATTCACAAAAGCATTTTCAATCAAGTCAGACTATACTTTGTCTGATGCTGAGAAAGCAGTTGGAGTTACACAAAAACAAAGACAAAACAAACAACAGATTACAGTTATGCTTTCACCCGATTCAGTCAAGTATATTCAGGCTTGGAAAAAACTTGGAATGTCAGCAGGTCAAGTTGTTGAAAATCTAATCACAGCAGATAGAGAAATTAATGGTTCACCTAAGAAACAATCTGATGGTTCTTTTACAACATTTGAAAATCCTATGAAGATAAATGGAAAGGTTGCTACTTCTGATAGCCGTAAAAGCGAATAGAGGCCATCAAATTATTCAGGGGTATAGTTTAACCTAAAATACAATCAAGTGGCTCAGATTGGTTCTATTGATACAAATATGACTAATATCGTTCTGACTGTTATCTGACCATATTGAAATCAATTTATTCACAACATATTCTGACAATCCTCAATAGCCGGAACACATCAGGGTTCATTGTGAGACAAATCGTATGGTCTGTTGATATGATGGATAGTCATGTTCTGATAGGACATGATGAATCAGGATTTGAATTAGTTCAAGTCAGAACAGGTTCTTCACATTGGAAGTTTTCATTCTCAGGTTATGATGGTCATGGAAGAGTTAGAGTTGGTCATGGATGTAATTACAATCCATTAGTTTTGATTGAGGATATTTTTCAGAAAATTGAACATGGAATTGAAACGCCTGTTGAACTCAACATGGATGATTTCGATAACTCCACATTTTCTGAGGAATGGAGTTGAAAGATTTGGATGGTGTTTCTTACGAAGGATTCAACAGATTTTGGAATTGGATTGCTAAGAAAATTGGGTTGTTGATTTGATGATATCTTGGACTACAATAATTAGAGATGCAACATACTTGGTTGGCTTTGACAAAGATATGAAAGAGATAGGAAGTTTAGTTGAAATAGAAAACGAATGGATAATGCATCTTGATGAAAAAACAATCAGGGTAAAAGGCAATGGATGCAAAGACCCATTGAGATTTATGGAATGTTTAGTTTCACCATTATCTAACGATTCAAAAACAAAAAAACATCCGATAGTTTTGGAGTTCATTCATCCTGATGGTGAATGTTGGGAAGTTTGGAATAATTAGATACAGCCAATAACCCCTTTCAATGCTGGTGTCTTTATTGGTGATAGCGTATGCCTAGAACAAATAATGAAAATCTTATTTCCGGCACACAAACAGAAAGAATATCTGTATCACTAGATGCTGAACAATTAGTCAAAGATACGACTAGCCAATCTTTGTTCGTAGGTGATGGTTCGACTGTTGGTGGAAGGGCTGTTGATGTCCGACCTGTTTCAGATATTACAGGCAACTATACTTTGGTCAGGGCTGACGAAGGGAAGATTCTCAGATTCAATTCTGCATCTGCAATTACTATCACAATTCCAACAAATGCAAATGTCGGATATCCTGTCAGTTTGACACGAATCCCATTCATCAATTTGGGTGCTGGTGTTGTTACTTTGGTTGCAGATACCGGAGTAACTTTAACTTCTATCGAACCTAATGTTGATTCTAAAGAAAGTGGAGAAATACACAAGACAGCAACTAACACTTGGTTTCTAACAAAAGGTGGTTCAGGTGTAAGTCAATTAACAGAACTAACTGATGTCAATATTACTAATCTTCTCAACACTCAAACTCTACAATATAATACCACATCAGGTAAGTGGGAAAATGTAACTTCAACCGATGCAAATACAACTTACGATTTAGCAGTTCCAGCATCATCAACAAATCTCAGATTGTCAGGTTCAGATGGTTCAACAGATAATGTAACTTTGACAGGTGCAGGTGCAACTTCGATTACTAGAACATCAGGAACAGAATTGACAATCACATCCACGAACATAACTTATGGGGTGTTGATACCAACAGGCACTACAAGTCTGAGACTGTTGGGTTCAGATGCTTCGACTGATGATATCTCAATAGTTGGCGGAACAAATACAACTGTTACAAGAACATCAGATTCGATTCTAACTTTAGCATCAGATGATACGACATATTCTCTAGCAACTTCAACTGCTGGAAGCAATGCAAAAATTGACTTGACGGCAGGTGGTTCAGGTAGTGGAACAGACTCAATAACATTGGCGGCTGGAAGCAATATAACTATCTCAGAAACAGGAGATACAATTACCTTTGCTGGAACTGCTGGAACTGTTACAAATGTATCGGGTTCAAGTCCTATATCAGTATCGTCAGGTGGAACAACCCCAGCCATATCAATCGCTCAATCAGATGCAACCACGAATGGATTCCTGAGCAGTTCAGATTGGTCAACATTCCAAAGCCGTTTATCCAGCGTTGGAATAACAAGTGGTGGTGGTCTATCTGTATCAGGAAGTCCACTAACAACCAATGGCTCAATCACACTCACAAATACAGGAGTTACATCAAATGTTTCAGGAACAGGAATATCTGTTTCAGGGGCAACGGGTGCTGTAACAATTTCTAACACAGGAGTTACATCAAATGTGGCTGGTTCAGGCATATCAGTATCAGGTGGAACAGGGGCGGTAACAATTGCGAATACAGGTGTTACTTCTGCGGTTGCATCAACAGGAGTTTCAGTATCGAGTGGAACAGGAAATGTTACTTTCACTAATACTGATTTGGGTTCTTCTCAGAACATATTCAAGACAGTCGTAATTAGTGGTCAAGACAATATTGTAGCAGACAGCAATTCAGATATTTTGACACTTGCAGAAGGTAGTAATATCACATTGACTACTAATGCTGGAACAGATACGATTACAATCGCTGGAACTAATACAACTTATTCTGCTGGAACAGGTATTGGATTGACAGGAACTACATTCTCAAATCTCGACAAAGGTTCGACTCAAAACATATTCAAGACATTAGCAGTAGCAGGTCAGTCAGATATAGTCGCAGACAGCAATACAGACACCCTTACATTCATTGCTGGAAGTAATGTGTCTCTTACTACCAATGCTGGTTCAGACACGCTTACAATCGCTTCTACGGACACCAACTATTCTGCTGGTTCAGGATTAGATTTGGCTGGAACTACTTTCAGCGTTGATGTCTCCGACTTTATGGCTAATGGAGTTGACAATAGAATCCTAACTGCATCAGGTGCAGATTCGATAAATGCTGAGTCAGGTTTGACTTACAATGGTAGCACTTTGAATGTTGGTGGAAGTGTAATAATTTCTTCTGACCTTACTGTGAATGGAACTACTACAACAATCAATACTCAGACCCTAAGTGTTGATGACCCAATGGTTGTTGTTGGAGATAACAATTCAGCAAATAGTGTTGATTTGGGAATCATCGGAAAATATGTTGACACCAACACATATTATTCAGGACTTCTCCGAGATGCGAGTGCTGGGAAGTTTAGACTATTCACAACAACACAAGATTTGAGTTCGGCAACAACTGTTGACCCAACAAACGGTGGATATGCAAATGCAGATTTGATTGTTGGTTCAATTCAACAATCCGGTGCAACAAATGGAATAGTGTATGCAGACTCAAACGGAAACTTACTCGGTGGTAGAACAATAGCAGAAGGAGTTGGAATTGATATCACTAATGGTAGTGGTGTTTCGGGTAATCCAACCATTGCTCTTGACCTATCCGAATTGACAACATCAACATCGAATGCTGATGGTGATTTCTTTGTTGTCGTAGATACGGGAAATGCTCAGAAGAAAATAACAAAAGCAAATGTCAATATTTCAGGATTCAATAATGATTCAGGATTCACAACAAATACAGGAACAGTTACATCAGTTGGACTTGCAGGTGATAGTGGTTCGACAGCAATCACAACATCAGGAACTTTTACTGTTGCAGGTGGAACAGGTGTAACTACATCTTTGTCCGGTTCAACAGTTACAATCAATGCAACCGGAACTGATACAACTTATTCTGCTGGTGATGGTCTTGACCTTTCAGGAACTACATTCAGCACCGACCTAAAATCCAATGGTGGTTTAGTAATCGAGTCAACGGAATTAGCAATTAATTTAGGTGCATCTTCAATCACAGGAACACTAGCAATTTCAGATGGTGGAACAGGTGCAACATCTGCTGGTAGTGCAAGAACAAATCTCGGTCTTGGTTCTCTAGCAATATTATCATCTGTTGCATTCTCAAACATAGCACCAACAGCAATTCAATTGAGTAGCGAATCCTTCACCGATGTTGATACAACATTGATGACTTCTGCTTCTATTCAAGATAAGATATTATCATACGGATATACAACAAACACAGGAACAACCACAGCATCCAATACTCAGACCTTTACCAATAAGTCAGGGAACATTTCTCAATGGACTAACAACTCAGGTTATGCAACAATTACCGGAACTGAGACTTTGACAAACAAAACAATAACATCACCAATATTAGGTGGAACAATAACAACTGCAAGTGGTAATTTAGTAGTTGATAGTGCTACAAAGATATTAGAAATTAAAGGTGGTGGAAGTAGTAGTGGTGCAGTTGTTCTAAATTGTAGTCAGAACAGTCATGGTCAGACATTGAAAGCCCAGCCACATTCAGCATTTGTTACCAACACTATGTTGTTACCAAAAGGTGCAAACTCAACATTAGTATCAGAAGTAAGTGCAAGTGCATTAAGCAACAAGACAGGATTAATTTCTCAATGGACTAATGACTCAGGATATACAACAAATGTTGGAGATATTACAGGCGTAACTGCTGGTCAATCTTTGAGTGGTGGTGGAACTTCGGGTTCTGTATCATTAGGTGTAGCAGACAATGGTATTGGTGCATTACAATTGAATGTCTCAGGTAACGGTAGTTCAGGTCAGGCATTAACATCAGATGGAGATGGAACTTTCTCTTGGACTACAATGGAAGTTGGAGACATCACAGCAATTACAGCAGGGCTTGGTTTATCAGGCGGTGGAACAAGCGGTTCTGTATCATTAGCACTTGACCTTCACGAACTCTCAGCATTGGGTGCAGAAGCCTCGACATCAGACTATGTTTCGATTGTTGATTCAACAGATAACTCAACAAAGAAAGTATTGATTTCAAACCTACCATTTGGTTCAGGTTCAGGAGACATTACTGCTGTGGTTGCTGGGGCAGGTTTAGCAGGTGGTGCATCAAGTGGAAGTGCAACTCTCAGTATTCCAAATCAAAGTAGTGTATCTGCTGGGTCATATACGAACACAAATGTAACAGTTGATGCAAGAGGAATCATCACAGATATCAGTAATGGTTCAGGTGGAACAACAAACAATTCTACAATCACAGTATCGGCTGGAACAGGGCTGACAGGTGGTGGAGATTTTACAACCAATCAAGCATCAAATGAAACACTAACCATGAACATAGATTCAACGGTTGCTACACTTTCAGGAACACAAACTCTCACAAATAAAACTTTGACAGACCCTACAATTCGATTAGCATCTGCTTATTCAACAACCCCTGCTTTGAGTTTTACAGGAGATACAAATACAGGTATTACTCATAATGGTGGTGATGGTTTTTCATTCATTCATGGTGGCTCTATTAAGACTACTTTCGCCAGCACAGGTTTGAAGATAAATAGTTCAACATACAAGATTCATACTGATGGTTCAGATAAACTAAATATTTGGGGCGGTAATTCAGGAAATGCGGCAGTTAGAATTAACGATAATTATGATTTACCAATAACAGATGGTTCTGCAAATCAAGTCATTCAAACTAATGGAAGTGGAACTCTAAGTTTCGCTACTATTAGTGCGGGTGATGTTACATTAACAGGAACACAAACTTTGACTAACAAAACACTTGGTAGTGTTACAACTCTATTTGGAACGGGGTCTGCTACGGCCAAGATATCTTCAAACGGTTCTCAAGATTTAGTTCTAACTACTAATACAAACGCAGGTTTTACAGAACCATATATTCAGATAAATGATAGTGCGGCTGGAAGCGTTTACATCGTCAATGGTGATAATGCTAATACCAAAGTAGGTATTGGTAGGGATGCAACGAGTAAAGTTGAGATAAACGGTCAGTATTATTTGCCTCAATCAGATGGGTCTGCAAATCAAGTAATCAAAACAGATGGAAGCGGAAATCTATCTTTTGCTAATGCAGGTAGTGGTGGTGCTTCTTCTATTGGTGGGTTGTCTGATGCAATTACAACTGCTACCGATAATATTGGGTTAGGTAGCGGAACTTTAGATTCAATAACAGCATCAAGTGGTAACTACAATACAGGATTAGGAATCAATGCGGGAACTACTCTCAGCACAGGCGATAACTCAACTATGATTGGCTTCCATGCAGGTCATGATGTTACGACAGGTAATGATAACACTTACATTGGATATAAGGCAAGCGATACTGCTACGACAGGTTCAGGAAATACTGTGGTTGGCTCATATCCATATGGAACTTCTGCGGCTATAACAGGAACGGGTTCGACCTTTTTAGGCCATAGGGCAGGTGAAAATATTACAACAAGTAATTACAACACATTCATTGGTAATCATGCGGGGCATAATGCGTCAGGTGCATCTGCACATAGTAATACTGCTATTGGATATTCTTCTGCGGCTTTCGTTAATACTTCATACAGCGTAGCAGTAGGGCAACACGCATTAGGCAGACTCAAGGGAACAATGAATATTGGTATTGGATATTTATCAGGAAGTAATTCAACAAACTCAGATGGTGAAAAGAACATTATTATTGGGGCTCAAACTGTTCAAACAAGTGCGGCTCTTGGTGATGGAAATGTTGCTATTGGTAAAAGTGAGTTTGCTATTACCACAGGTGATAATCAATTATTCATATCTTCGGGAACGGGTGCTGTTGATTGGATGACAGGTAACTCAACAGGTGTAGTAGATTTTCCTAATGGATTAACAAGTAGTGGAGACATAAATGTATCTTCAAACTATGGTAGACTTAATTTCAAAAAGGATAGTAATGGAAATGCGAATAACGATGCTATTTATTTCATAAATGGTAATGACCAATATGCAGGGGCAGTAAGATATTTTCATACTGGTAATACTCTAAGATTAATGGCTAATCAAGCCGACCAATTATACATTACTGATGGTGCAATTTATCCGCCTGTTGATAATGATGTAGATTTAGGAACGTCATCTCTTAAGTTCAAAGATTCTTTCTTTGGATTAGTTGATACTGAGAACTTCAAAGTAAATGGTGGTCAAGGTAGTGATGGTCAAGTGTTGACTTCAACAGGTAGTGGGGTGCAATGGGAGACACCAACATCAGGTGGTGGTATTTCTTGGTCAACTGCTGTTGATGCAAATATTATTCCTGATACAGATAATGCATATGATATTGGTTCTTCTTCTGCTGAGTTTAGGAATGCTTACTTTGATGGAACTGTGAATTGTGATGGACTTAATATTGCAGGTAATGTGATAGCAGGTAATTCAAATCTCTATATCATTGGTGGTGGTTCTCAAGAATCAAGGGCAAATATCTTCTTACCGAACAATGAAACAAACATGAAAATACAAGGTAGTTCAACTTCTAACACAGACATAATTTTAGACACAAGATATACGTCAGGAACAGGTCAGATATTATTGAAAACAAAAGGTCAAACTCGATTCTCCGTTGGTGCATCAGGTGAGTTCAAAATAGGAACTGCGGCTGGAAGTAGCGGTCAGGTGCTTACGTCAGGTGGAAGTGGTTCTATCCCAACATGGACTACCATCAGCAGTAGTAGCGGCACAGTTACTTCTGTTACTGCTGGAACAGGAATGACTCAATCAGGAACAAGCACAGTTAATCCGACATTGAATGTTATTGGCGGCACAGGAATTACTGCTAATGCTGATGATATAGAAATTGATACTTCCGTTGTTGCTACATTATCAGGAACACAAACATTTAGCGGTGCTAAAACATTTAGTGCAGTTGCTAAACTATCAAACGGTAGTGTTTCTGCACCGGCATTAAGTTTTAGTTCAAATACAAATACAGGAATGTATAGAGTTGGTGCAGGTATTATTGGACTTACTTCTAACGGTCAATTAAAATTATCAGTTGACGCATGGGGAATAACTGTTGGAGATGGTAACTCAGCAGGTTATGTTAATACTAAAGGAACTCAAGATTTAATTTTAAGAACCAATAACGGAACTAATTCTTCTCAAATTAAAATGGTAGATGGGGTTAATGGAGATATAGATATTGATACCAATGGTTCAGGGTCAGTAAGAATTAATTATCCAACAACAAATAACCCATATTCTTTGATAATAGCGGGTAGTGGAAATCACGAAAACCCATTCCATTCTGCGTTTCACTCAACATCAACAAATCAGGTTTGGACGGCTGGTCAATTTGCAGGTTTGATTTCATCAGGTTCAAGAACAACAGGCTTTGGAACTCAGATAGAGTTTAGACTAGGAGAATTAAATTATGCAGGTCATGTTGCTGGAAAAATCGGGTCAAAGATGCAAGACACAGGTAATGCTAACTTTGATATGTTTTTGACTCCAATGGGAACAGGTAATCTTGCATTAGGAAACTTTACTCTTGATGCAGACCAAAGCGTAGGTTCAGGTCAAGATAACTATGTAATGACTTATAATAATTCAACAGGTTTAATTTCTTTAGAAGAAGCAGGTGGTGGTGCTTCTTCTATTGGTGAATTATCAGATGCAGTTACAACTGCCACTTCTAACATAGGATTGGGTAGCGGTGCTTTAGATTCTTTAACTGCATCAAGCGGTAACTACAACGTAGCATTGGGTGTAGATGCTGGAACTGCAATTAGTGTAGGTGATGGTAATTGTCTTATCGGGTTTGAAAGTGGTAAAGCAATAACCTACAAAAGTCAAAATACCTTAGTTGGATATCAGTCGGGGCTGACCCTTAATGACAGTCAAAATACCTTAATCGGATATCAGGCTGGAAAATCATTGGTCAGTCATGCTGGGAATACATTTGTTGGTGCGGCATCAGGTGTTAATGCTACATCAGAACAATCCATCGGTCTTGGTTATAATGCCTTATGGCAGTATTCAGGAACGGGTGGAATAGCAATAGGCTACCAAGCGGGATTAAGCACGACTTCTGCTGACTATCCAATATTCATAGGCCACATGGCAGGTTGGTCTGCAAGCACAGGTGCAAGAAATATTGGAGTCGGATATCAGGCACTAAAATCAGTAGGTTCTTCAAGCGATAATATCGCAATCGGTTACGATGCTTTGAGTGGTGTTATCTCAAGTGGTAATTTCAACGTAGCCATTGGAAGTTACACACTCGATTCTTTGACTTCTGCTGATAGGTCAATCGCAATTGGATATCAGGCTGGAACGTCAGTTTCGACAGGTGGCGACCACGTTATGATAGGACATACTGCGGGGGCGGCAATTACCAATCAAGCAACAGGGGTATTCATTGGATATCGGGCAGGTGTTAGTAGCACAGGATATTCCGAGACAGTTGTAGGAAGTCAAGCCGGAACTAATGGAACAGGTTACAATACTGTTGTAGGCCATAATGCTATGACATCGGGAACAGGTTCAGCAAACACTTTCATCGGTTGGAATGCAGGTCAAGGAGTTGCTAGTAATGCGGCAAATCAAAACGTAGGAATTGGTGCAGACAGTCTGAAAGATTTGACAACAGGAAGTTACAATCTTGGGGTCGGAAGATATGCAGGTCAAAACATCACATCGGGTCAGAAAAATATTATCCTTTCTTCCTACAATGGTGCAAGTAGTTTGACCACAGGAAGTTACAATGTTCTCATTGGAAATGCAGATGTTAGTAGTGCAACTGTCGGTCAATCATTAACCATATCAGATGGGTCAGGAAATATCACATGGATTACGGGTGATAATAATGGTGCAGTAAATCTTCCCAATTCAAAACTCAAGGTTAATGGCTCACAGGGAAGTGATGGTCAAGTCCTGACATCAACAGGTTCAGGAGTAGCATGGGAAGATGCAGGTGGTGGTAATTCATTCCAATTAAACAAATGGTCGCAATATGATAAAATGTGTATTTCAGCACAAGCACCATATGGTAGTCGGGGTGATATGACAGCAACACGTTTCATAACTTTAGGCCAAGCGGGATTCCCATTTGTAGCATTAGATGGTGGAAATATTCAGAAGGTCGAATTGAATGTTACTCAAGCACTATCAGGTAATATCTATGTTGCATTCTATGAAGATAACAATGGACTACCTTCTACCCTCAAAGGATTCGCTACAATCTCAAGTGCAAGCACAGGTAATATTAGCACCACTTCTTTGTCATCAACAGTTACACTAACACAGGGCAAACAGTATTGGTGCGTGATAAATGGAACTACAAATTATTCGGTATTTGTGAAAGCAGTTAAGGCAGATTACAGGTCTGCCGTTCAAAGCCCGTGGACGAGCAACCTCGGAACAATAGTTATGTGGAACTCAAATACTTCTTCCCCGTCAAATTATACAACACTTGGAACACCTTCTCAAACAGACGGTGGTAGTGTTCCAATGATAAGCATAATAATGAGTTGATAATATGAATAGGAATTACATAGAATATGGTGATGGTGGGGTAATTACTGCACAGGGAAAATACGATGTTTCTTGGTCAGAAGTCAGGCAAGAAAGAGATTATGAATTATCGAGAACAGATATGTGGATGTTGGTTGACAAATATAACACGTTGACATCAGAACAACAAACTGAGATTTCTAATTATCGTCAGGCTTTGAGAGACTTGGGTTCACAACCCGATGCAAATACAGCAGTTGATAATTGGCCGACAAAACCTTCTTGGTTATAGATATACAAATAAACCATAGGAATGCGGTTGTTGTTTATGGGATTTACATTATCATACGAAACACCATACGGATTAACTTGTTCAGATGCATATTGGAGAATCAAAAGATGCGATATAAATATAGAATATTCTACGGTTACACCCGATGAACCAACACCAACTAAAACATATTCAATAAGCGGTTCTCTTGAAGTGTTTGTTACGAAAGCAGATTGTGTTGCAGGTAAGCCAGCAATAGGTGGTGGAAATTGGATGGGTATGCCGATGGATATGGATTCAACTACATTGTCTAATTCAATTGCTGAGTCATATAAATATCTCAAAACACAGGCTGAATATTCGTCTGCTGTTGATGCTTGAAAATATTTTTCCTCACGCACACGCACACGCCCGCACATGAGAAACTTCATGTTGAAGCCAACATATCCGATTTGTTGATATACCGGAAAACATGGGATTGTATTCATGTCAGGCGACTTGATAGAAGAAGAAGAAATGATGACCGATTTACAATTAACACAAATGGTTGCGAGCGATAGATTGGTTTACCTAAGAATCCTTGAGGGTTTCAAGAATGAACTTACATCTTTGTTAGCCAAAGTCAATCAAGATATTGGAGAAATAAACCAACAGGTTGCTGTTAGAAATCAAGCACTTGTTGATGGTGGTCAAGCAACCTTTGTTGAACAATCGGAAGAAGAAGAATGATGGTCAATCCGGTTGATGCAATTGATTGGACTTGGGATTCAAGCATGATGGATATTGATTGGTTCAATTCAAGTGTAACTATACTTCAATCCCCATGAACTTTTCAAATGCAGGGCGGCTTTGCATTCTGTATTGAAGATGTGATGATAGGCCAATTTTTCTAATTTGTATTCCACTTGTCATTCTGCATAGTTGTGCTAACTGAGCAGAATTATGAAAACTCCATCCATGTTTCAGGAAAACAGATTTTATTTCTTCAATAGATTTCCAATTTCCATCGGCCAAAACAGTAGCAAGTCTCATCCTCACAAGATGGTTTCGCTTCGCCATATCGGATATTACATTGAGGCAAGTGGTTATTGTGTGTTTCGTTTTCTTGATAGGTGTGAGCAATACTAAGATAAGCCGTCAATGTATGTCTTAATTTGTTGTCAGATTGCAGGGCTTATCGAAGATTCATTGACCGTGTTCAGATACATGAGATATCTGTTATTTTACACGTTGGGGTCAATAGACCAAATGATAGTATTGATATCCGTGATTTGTTTGACAGTCGAGTTATCAGTTTTCATTCAGATAATTGGTCGGGTATGAATGAAAGTTTTCTTTCGACCAAACTTCGACCTAAACAGAATATTAGATTTGTTCCGTTGGATATTTCTGAAACCGATTTAGATTCATGGTGGAATGAAAATGAAGGTGTTGACATCAACATGATTCTTTTGGGAATTGATGGCTCAGAAAAAAATAGAAATGTTCTGAAAGGAATGGAAAAATTATTGCAGAATATTGACTACATCATAGCAACAGTTGGAATAGATTCTTCGGAATATCAAATGCTCAATAAGATGCTGGTTAAGAAAAGATTTGAGGGTGTGGAATTAGAGAGTTATGATTCAAGATATAACATCTGTATGTTCAAGAAAAGTAAGAAGATTCAGATAGACTAATGAACCACTTCCGACCCTGCATTGAATCCCTCGATTGGGAAGCAATATCAGGTGAAGAATATGCCATTACATAACGAGCCAAATATACCAACGAATGAACTAATTGATTCGATGTCTTTTGAGTGTCCGTATTGTCGAAGTATGATTTTGAGATATGACGGAAGGGGCGAACATTTCATTTGGGATTGCTGGGCTTATCCTGATGCTAAGAAGAGACTGTTCTTTCAGACAGGTAAAGTAAGAATATGAATCATTCATAACGGTGGGTAAAATAGTATCATCTGATAACAATGGCTAGAAGAGATAATCCATTGAGAGACAAAGTAATCAGAATGTATATTCAAGAGAATCAACCATGTTCTACGATTGATATTTTATCAGGTGCAAAGTTTGCTAATGGAAGATTATTGAATCAACACAAACGGCTCAATCTTAGTGAGAGAGAATTGATTCCGTTGCTCAGAAGAAATCCATCCTTCATCGGAACTAATGTTGGTGGTCGAGGAAGGTCATGTTGGATGTGGAGAATGAGAAGATGAATAAGTGCAAAGGTAATAATTGTCAATCAGAAAAATACAAAGAAGATTTGTGTTATGAGCATTACAAAAAATACATTCATTGGAGAATTAATTTAACGACAGCAGGGCGTGTCTGAAATGGAAGAAGGAGAAGTCATAGAACTATTGAGACAGTCTCTTGCATCCTATCAGAATGATGACTTGGATAAGTCCAGCCAAGAACTGAATAAGGTTCATCTTGAAGTCTATGAATCAACAACACAATATCGAGATATGACTCCCGTTGATGCTGTCAGTTTGATAGCAACTATTCGTGTTGATTTTCCAAATGATATCAACAAAGGTTCTGAATCATGGAACAGACATTATCGAGATATGCTGAGAGCGATTAGAGAATTAGCAGAATCATATCTGAATACAGTCTGAGTTGTTGAGATGATTAGTTCTGCATTCAAGTTTCTACTGAGTCAGATTCCTTTAGGAAAACTGATTCTTAAGATATTGATAAAATGAAATCATTGATAAGGGTGGGATTAATTTGCTATCAACATGAACACGGAAGAAAGAATTGAGTCATACTCTAAATCATTGGAAAGAACAAACCTAAAATTGAAACAATATCATGAATTATATGATGATGCAGTTCGTTCAATTAAGGTTCTCAAAAGACAAATGGATGGCTTAATTGAAAGAGAGACATCAGCACTACATACACTAGAGATGTGTAAAGATGAAATTGATTTATTGAATCACATTCTATCAATCAATAAGATTCAATTGACACCCGATGTAATTCAAGATGCTCAACAACATTTGAGAGAATTAACTAAGGAGATGATAGAATGAGAAATCCACCGAACAGGTATTACAATAGAGTATGCAAAGCAGAAATGCTGGAATATATGCGTGATAAAAATATTAACTATATGGAAGCATCTGATGCTTTCGCAAGAATGGGTCGAAGGCCATTACAAAGAACAATGCAAGCAGTTCGTAAAGAAGAAGGAAGGCGGAAGAATGCCGAGCATATTGCTAATCGTAAACTCATAGCAGACGCACCAATTATCCTAGAAGATTACAAGCGGTTGCGTAAAGATTTCAAAGGCTTAGGTGAATCTTTGAAACAACAATTGCCTCATTGTAAGGACAAGGAAATGATTGAGTGGATAATTGAAAAGATACAGGAGATGATTGAATGAGTTATAGAGATATGACTTGGATTGCTTGTTTTGTTGCATCAGAACATCTAAACAAATATGGTAAAGAAACAGTTAGAGACATGATAGAAAAAACATCAAGCGATACTGTCTTTGATTTCTTTGACGCATACCAAAGAACTTTTGACATTGATATGAGGGAACAATTTGGTTATTGTAATGAGATAGAACAGGAGATGATTGAATGATTGACACAGACAAATACGAAGGACATACAAAGGGCAATTGGTGTATTGATGACGGAAACGGAGTGGTTAAGACGGACGAGTTTTGGATTCGTCTGTTTGAACCATATTGTTCTGATTGTATAACCGAAGATGAAGATACGATTAACAAGAAGTTGATGATGTCTGCACCTGACCTGCTCGCAGAAGTCAAACGGCTCAATGAATTGATAGAGCAAGTGATTGAGGTATGGGAGATTTGTAATCATGAAGATAGAAATGATTGGTTCTACAACTTTTGTAGAATACATAAAGAAGAAGGTGATGATGAATGAATCCTGAGAAATGTTGCCTTTGTGATAAGCCATTTATGAAGCCTGACTTCGGTTGTAATCCATATCCAATATTGGATGAAGGAAGATGTTGTAGTTGGTGCGATACTGTCTTGGTTTCACAAGTGAGAATATTGATTTACTACGATGCGATGACGGCTAACAAAATGATGGCTAGAATTAGAAGTGGAATCGTTTCATACAAGATGCAACAAGAAATGATAGAAGAGTTTCAGAAGAAGGTGGAAGCATGATTACTTGTAAGAAGTGTGTTAAAGTTGACCCCGTATTTCAGTCATGCCTTAATGATTTAGAGAATGCATGGAATAACATAGGCTATGATTTCTCATCGAGGATTTATTGCCCTTCATGTGGAAAACCGTTGAAGGTGTAAGCATGATTCCAAAAGATACAATTGGATATGAAAAAAAATATTTCGATTTGCTTTTTCTTTGTAGAAGATTATTGATGAACGAAATTACACTTTCAGGATTCAAAGAAGAAGTTATGAAAGAACAAGAAAATGAACAACAAGAATAACCTTCGACTATCTCGGATAGGATAGTGAAGTCAGAACATGAACGATGGCGAATGAAAAGATTTCTATCCATCAAATATCCAAATGCTACTGAGGCACTTGCTGGTAGCAAACCAATCAATCGAGTAATGCACTTTGTAGTATGGACTAAGGCTGGTAATCGCTATGCCTTTGGTTGTCTCTCTACACAGACGCAGGGCTTTCTGAGTCAGGCTAGAATCAAACAATTAGATGTTGAGATGACTTCGTTCAATGAAGGGATGAATGCAATTGTTGCGACTAGCAGAATTGAGAATGTAACTTGCAGACTTTGTTTGATGAAAATCAGAAATGCCCTGAGCG